TGGCAATGGGTGGTGCAGGTACAGCAATGTCGGGGGTTAAACTTGCAAAAGATTCGATTACATATTGTACTTCTGGTTTGGTTGATAGGAATAAGGGTACATGCTTATCTTATCTCCAAAAGGCAATTAAGTCACTCAATCAACTTAGAATGATTGAAGACAGTTTGGTTATCTACCGCATGTCTCGTGCTCCTGAAAGGAGAATATTCTATATTGATGTTGGTAACCTTCCAAAGATTAAAGCAGAGCAATATCTTAGAGATGTGATGTCTCGTTACAGAAACAAATTAGTTTATGATTCAGGAACAGGAGAAGTTAGAGATGACAAAAAATACATGTCCATGCTTGAAGATTTCTGGTTACCCAGAAGAGAGGGTGGAAGAGGAACAGAGATTACAACACTCCCAGGTGGACAGAACCTTGGGGAGTTGGCTGACATTGAGTATTTCCAATCTAAGTTGTACAGGTCTCTTGGAGTACCTGAATCTAGAATCGCTGGATCTGGGGATGGATTTAATCTTGGTCGTAGCTCAGAGATTCTAAGAGACGAACTTAAGTTTAGTAAGTTTGTAGGTAGACTGCGTAAGCGTTTCAGTAAAATATTTACTGATATGTTAAGAACACAATTGCTGCTTAAGAATGTAATTACAACAGAAGATTGGGAGGTAATGTCTGAGCATATACAATATGACTTTATCTACGATAATCATTTTGCTGAACTTAAGGATAAGGAATTGATGGAGGGTCGTATAGGTCTTCTCGGTATGGTAGAACCTTATGTTGGTAGATACTATTCTACAGAATATGTGAGGAGAAATGTATTGCGTCAAAAGGATTCAGAGATTGTAGAGATAGATGAACAGATTGAAGATGAGATTGCTAGTGGTGTATTACCTGATCCAAATCAACAGATGTTAGAGATGGAACAGGATGCTTTTGGAGATCCAATGGCACAGCAAGGAATGGATCCAATGGCACAAGGAGGGGATCCAATGGCACAACAAGGACTACCAGCACAACCTCAACCACAGAAAAAGCCTAAGGACAATGAAGGAGAGATATAAATAACTTTATCAGTATATTTAATCATGATGGAAGAACTCGTCAATATGATTGCGACAGATGCGTCTGCTGCAGATGTTAGTGATCAGATCAAAGATCTACTTTATGCTAAGTCAGCAAAGAAGATTGATGATTTGAGACCTACTGCTGCTGGAAATCTTTTCGGCATTGAAGCAGAGGCTGAAGTGGAAACTGAAGTGGAAACTCAACCTGAAGAAGAAACCAATGACTAGAATATTGCCTTTAGCAGAACTCGCTTCATTAGCTGTAGGCTCTGGTAATGCTACAAATGTTGATAAAGCAACTGTAGTAAGAGTACTATCTAATGCTGGTGCTGCTGTTGTCGTTAGAACAGATTCTAGCGGTAATATCATAGGATCATTTACTAGCGTAAATGGTACTGCTGATCTAGTTGAGAAAAACGCATCAGATAAGATTTATGTAACAGGTAATGCTGTTCAGGTCTCTAAAGTAGGATTTACAAATTAAAACGATGAAGTTAATCACAGAACAAATTGATGATGTAGAAGTTATCGTTGAAAATCGCAACGGTAAGAAATCTATGTTTATCGAGGGTATCTTCCTCCAAGGAGATATTCAGAACCGCAATGGTCGCATGTATCCAATGGACACTCTTCGCAGAGAAGTTCAAAGGTATAATGAAAGTTTTGTGGATTCTGGTCGTGCAGTTGGAGAACTCGGTCATCCTGAGGGACCAACAGTAAACCTAGATAGAGTTTCTCATAAGATCGTTTCTCTTAAAGAGAGTGGATCTAACTTTATTGGTAAGGCAAAAATTCTATCTACTCCAATGGGTAAGATAGCACAGAACCTTATTGATGAAGGAGTAAAACTTGGTGTATCATCTCGTGGTCTTGGAACACTAGCAGTAAATGAAAATGGTGTAAAGGTTGTCTCTGATGACTTTATGCTTGCAACTGCTGCTGATATTGTTTCTGATCCTTCTGCTCCTGATGCTTTTGTATCTGGCATAATGGAAGGTAAGAACTGGGTTTGGGACGGCGGTGTAGTACGAGAACAACTAGCAGCAAAGACTTATAAGCAGGTCAACACTCTAGTTGACAACAAACAGCTTGAAGAGAACAAGCTTGGATTATTCCAAAACTTCTTATCAAATCTCTAACATTTTATAAATAAACTATAGATTACCACAACGATTCTATTCGGAGTAAATTAAAAATGGCCGCAAAGGAACTTAAGGAAATGGACAACCCTGTAACAAGGGGTGCGAAGGCTGGTGATCCTCAGAAAAAAGTTGATGATTCCACTTCACAGGGAGCATCCGCATCTTACGAGGATCTCGGCGGACCAACACCTCAGAACTATAAGTCCACAGACAATTCAGCATCACTGAAATCACCATCTGTTAAGACGGTAAAAGATATCGTCAACAAAGGTGCTAGTGCAGCAGATGGAATGAAGTCTATTGGCACAGAGGTGCTAAAGCAAGGTGACAACCCTGAAGCAGAAGAGTCTGCTGAAGTTGTTGCTGAAGAACCCACTAAGGAAGAAACCACAGTGACAGAAGAAGAAGCTCCTACAATTAATGTAGAAGAAGATCTTGCTGCATTATTTGGTGGTGAAGAACTTTCTGAAGAGTTCCAAACAAAGGCCAAGACAATCTTTGAAGCTGCAGTCAACTCTAAAGTTGCTACAGTTAAAGAAGAGATGTCTACCGAATATGAAAAGACTTTGACTGAGCACCTTGAAAGTGTTAAGACAGAGTTGGTAGAGCGTACCGATGCATACCTTGAGTATGTGTCAGATGAGTGGCTCAAAGAAAATGCAATCGAGGTCGAGCATGGGCTCAAGACCGAGATGACCGAATCATTCCTCGAAGGAATGAAGAGTCTTTTTGAAGATCATTATGTATCAATCCCTGACGATAAATATGATGTGCTGGAAAGCATGGTAAATAAACTAGATGATATGGAAGGCAAGCTTAACGAACAGATAGAGAAGAATGTCTCCCTCAACAAGCGTCTTGGCGAATCTACAGCTGATGGAATTTTCCGTGAAGTAGCCGAAGGACTTGCTGAGACACAAAAGGAGAAGCTACAGTCTCTAGCTGAAGGTGTCGAGTTTGTGGGTGAATCCGCTTACCGTGAAAAGTTAGTTACTCTTAAGGAATCTTATTTCCCTAATGGTGACAAGGCTAAGGTTTCCAATAAATCCGAAACCCTTTCGGAAGGTATAGCAAATGATGCTGAACTGGATGTTTCTAACACCATGAACAAGTATCTCACAGCCCTATCAATGGGAAAAAAGTAATTATTAAACCTACAAACTATTAAGTAAAGTACTATGTACAATGCCGAATCAATTATGGAGAAGTGGGCTCCTCTGCTAGACGCAGAAGGAGTAGATCCTATTAAGGACGCTCACCGTAGATCCGTAACCGCAGTTCTCCTAGAGAACCAAGAAAAGTTTTTAAAAGAGCAATCAGCTTTTGAAAATGGAACCTCAATGTTAACAGAGGCAGCTCCTACAAACAGTGGTAACGCTGTTGGTGCTTCTGGTGCATTTGGTGCTGGCTCAGCAGACGCTGGTCCTACAGCAGGTTTCGACCCCGTATTGATCAGTCTTATCCGTCGTTCAATGCCTAACCTCGTTGCATACGAGCTTGCAGGTGTTCAACCAATGAACGGACCTACTGGTCTTATCTTCGCAATGAGATCCAGATACACTAATCAGTCTGGAACAGAATCATTCTTCAACGAACCAGATTCTGCATTCTCTGCTAACAAGGCAGGAACCAATGTTGGTCAGACAACTCAGGGTGATTACACTGACGCTACTGATGACGATGGTACTGTTGGTTTCGGTTCTACTGGAACACAGAGAGGAACAAACCCTGCTATCCTAGAGAACAATGCTTCTGATGCTGTTCAAGCACAGTACAGTATTGGTCAAGGTATGGCAACTGGTGACTCTGAAGCATTAGGCGATGGCACTAATGGTCACTTCAACGAGATGGCATTCTCCATCGAGAAGGTGACTGTAACCGCTAAGTCTAGAGCACTAAA